AGCGTGACGGCTCCCGTCACCGTCGGCACCAACAACGACAAGACCGGCTACAAGCTCGCGTCTGATGGGCTGGATTCAGTGGTGATCGAAACATCGACGAACGCACGACAAGCCCTGTCCTTGGTACTGGCGGCACAGACTGGCCTAGTCGACGTCGCCACGGACGGAACCGTCACAATCAAGGGCGGAGGCGTTGCGACAACACGAATCGTCGCGGCCACGGAAACGGACGGCACGCGGACCTCGGTGACACTGACTCGTCCCGCTTGACATGGCATACAACGCATCCAATTATTTCGCGCCGACCTACTTCGCGCCAAACTATTTCGGAACGGAGTCGGGCGCTAGTCCCGAACCGTTTCCGGCCGTGTGTGGGAACGATTTCATGTCGAGGGGAATGGCGTGGCTTGCGACCCGTCAACAGTCCACGATGTCCCAACCGATCGTGTACCGACGCGGCAACGATGTAGTGGCGATCTGTGCGACCATCGGCAGCACGATGTTTCAAATTTCGGATGAAGACGGCGGGATCAGAATGGAACGGAGTGACCGCGATTTCTTGATCGTCGCGGCGGACTTGGTGCTATCGGGCTCTCCGGTCAAGCCTGTTCGCGGAGATACGATCAAGCAAAACATCGGCGGCACGATCTTTACCTACGAAGTCTTTCCCTACAACGGCGAACAGCCGTACCGATGGAGCGACACGTATCGGAATCGTTTTCGCGTTCACACCAAACTCATCACCGAGGTTTGACCTAGCATGGCTTCCGTGGTGATCGAAATAGCTGACGCGGTTACGGCAGCTTTGAACGCGGCGAGTCTTAGTCAGACGTTTGTGGCCGAGCGGGCTTACGTGCCAGTTCACGAACTCAAAGACCTAGTTGACCTCAAGGTAACCGTGGTTCCGGCTTCGTTGTCAATGGTGACACTGAGTCGTCGCGACGACGACTTTGATTACGTGATTGATATCGGAATCCAAAAGCGAATCGCGAACACGACGGCCGGAATTGATCCATTCATGACGTTGGCCGAAGAGATCGTCGATTTGTTTCGCGGCGTCAAACTGACGGGATACGAAACCGCGTTGTGTGTTGCAGCGGCGAACGCTCCTATCTACTCGCCTCAACATATCGATGAATACCACCTTTTCACGACGGTGATCTCGTTGACGTTTCGGAAGGCTCGGGCGAGATAACGATTGATCACGGTCAAAATGAAAGACACGTTTTTCGACCGCGAAGCCGTCATCAAGGCGATCGGAAGGGCACGCGCTGGGGTACTCAAGAAATTTGGGTTGAAGGTCCGCAAGTTCGCACAGAAATCACTTAAATATGGCGACAAGCCATCCTCTCCAGGATCAGTTCCGACTGTCCACAAAAGCGGTTTTCGTAAGCATGTTTCCAAGAAAACCGGGAAGACCCGAACACGAAGCGTTAGCTGGTTGCGTGACCGGCTCTTGTCGGATTACGACCTGACAACAAAGAGCGTCGTGGTTGGACCAATGAGGCTTGATAGGACTATCGACGCACGGGCTCCAAGTTCTCTTGAGTATGGCGGACAATCAACGATCGTTGAGTTCGGCAAAAAACGCACAGTGACAATCGCGGCTCGTCCATTTATGGGACCGGCCCTGAAAGCAGAATTGCCGGGGCTTCCGGCGATGTGGAAAGACTCAGTCCGTTAACACCCAACCGGGAGCAATCGCATGGCTGTCGTGCGCGGCAAAGACTTCAAGCTCTACAGAAACTCGGACGACCCTTACGACAATTCCCCAACGTGGAATCTTGTCGAGAACGTCCGGGACTTGACACGCAATCTCGAAAAGGCGCTCGCCGATGCGTCGATTCGAGGAAGCGAATTCCGGCAACAGGTAGGCACGCTCAAGGACTTGAGCCTTGATTTCCAGATGGTCTACGATCCGACGGATACCGACCTCATTGCGTATGAGGCGGCTTTCTATTCAGACGACAATGTTGAGACGTTGATCCTTGACGGACCCATTGACACGGCCGGGAGCAAGGGTATTCGTTTCATGGCTCAGATCACGTCGTTCAGTGTCAACGAGGCTCTTGTAGACGTGGGTCTTGTGGACGTCAAGATCGTGGTGGGTTACGACGCGCGGTCGTGAGTGGATTATCACGATCCACACGACCGCCGTTAAACGATGCCGGGCTCTTGTTGACGTCGATCTGTACGGACTCGTTGACGAGGGATTCAAGGGGCTCGGGAAACTGTTCTCGGACCCCGTAAAGTTCGTTGATACGATTTACGTGTTATGCAAGGATGAAGCAGACGCTCGCGGGATTTCTGATGAGGACTTTGGGCGGGCGATGGCTGGGGACGCTATCGGAAATGCAAACGCGGCATTTTGTGAAGAGCTTGCGGATTTTTTCCCAGACCCCCGAATCCGGGCGGGGCTTCGCAAGGTCATCGACGCGACCCGGAAAGTCACCGACAGTCTGATGAAGGACATGGAAAGACAGATCGAAAACATCGACACGGAAGTCGTAGCGAAGAAATTGATCGCCTTGTCTGGCAACTCGCGGGAATCATCGGCATCGACCCCGGACCCTTTACGCTTCGTGAACTAGACGCGATGGCGGAGGGCAAAGTCACCGAGGCGTGGAACCACACAGCGCATGTGATGACGCTACTAGCGAACCTGAACCGTGATCCCAAGAAGACGAAGCCATTTGAGCCGAACCAGTTCCATCCCTACGCTCGGCAACGTGTTCAGGAAATCACGGTCGATCAACTCGCACGGGAAATCCTGATGACGGTTAAGGCAAAGCAATTGAAGCCTCACAAGACTTGATAAACGTATCGAGTTCCAAGAGGCTTTTTTCGTATCGACCTAGAAGTCGCCTCGCCTCAAATCGGCGTCCGGACTTTCCCGTGAAAAACGACTGACGAACCCAGTCAAGGGGATCGACTAATTGGTTTTGGATCGACAACGGAAGATCATTAAGGCTCGTTTCGATCTCGGCGCATTCCGCCAAAAACGACTTTGAGAACTCATCCCATTGTTTCTGATTCTTTTTGGTGACACCTTCGCGCAATAAGTTCTGATATCGCGCGGTGTCAAACCTGGCTCTCAATTCCACGGTTCGCGCTCGGATGTTTTGATACCGAGATACGTCGTGGGACCTCACTGGAGTCTCCACGATCGGCATTGATTCCGATTTCCGTTCGGGAATCGGAACGGTCCGAATCTGCGTATCGCAGCCGATCATTGCGAGAACAACCAAAGCGTACATGCGGATCATCGCATTTCCTCCAAAGGTTTCTGTCCACATTCCATTGAACCGCGTCCCGGTTTCGTTGTCACGGTATTCGTGGGTTAAACCAAAGGATTGAATCATGGCTGGCAACGCGGGTGGGATTCGAGCCGGAAGAGCGTTCGTCGAAGTCGGCACGGATAACAACCCGCTCATCAAGGGTTTGAAGGCCGGAGAGAAGACCCTTAAATCCTGGGGCGCGTCCGTTACTTCCATCGGGGCTCAGGTTGGCGGAGTCGGCGTAGCGATTACCACGGGATTCTTGGGCGTTGCGAAAGCCTTCGCGGACACGGGCTCGAATCTCAACGACATGGCGACCCGCACGGGATTGTCTGTCGAGATGCTTTCCACGTTGGGTCACGCGGCATCGATGACCGGGGCCGAACTTGGCGATGTCGAGATTTCCACGAAGAAAATGCAGAAGGCTTTAGCGTCGGCGGCGGGAGGGTCATCTGAGGCTATCGTTGCGTTTGGGCAGATCGGGTTGGATTTCCAGAAACTTCTAAGGCTATCGCCAGACCAACAATTCGAGTCGGTCGCGAAGGCGATCGGAAAGATTCAGAACCCAGCACTTCGGGCTGGCTCCGCTCTCGCGATCTTCGGAAAGAGCGGAACGAGCCTTTTACCTCTCATCAGCGAATTCGACGCACTGACGGCGGAGGCCAAGAAGTTTGGGCTCGTCTGGACTGGCGACGAAGCCAAAAATGCCGACGCGCTGGGCGACGCGATGGATCTTGTGGCCGCGACTGGAAAGCGTGTGTTCAACGTGATCGGCGGAGCGGTTGCGCCCGCGCTGACATCATTCGCTACATCGCTCGCGGAGATCGGGGCCAAGGTTTCTGAGTTCGTCAAAAACAATGAAGGACTCGTGGTATCGGTCTTCAAGTTCGGGCTCGGTGCGGTTGTCGCGGGCGGAGCAATCGTGACCCTTGGAGTCGCGTTGACGGCAACCGGGGCAGCTCTTGGGGTGGTGGCGTCGACCCTCGGAACCATAGGCGCGGCGTTTACCGCACTGGCATCACCGATCGGAATCGTGACCGCCGCAATGGCCGGGGGAACCTTCGCATTCCTGAACTACTCAAAAGCCGGGGGCGATTCTCTTGCGTGGCTCGGTGATAGTTTCGGGCAACTCCAAACAGACGCTACCACGGCATTCCAGGGCATCGCGGACGCGATCAAGGGCGGAGACATCATGCTCGGGGCGAAAGTGCTCTGGGCGGGACTGAGGCTCGAATTCTTGAAGGGGACGCAGTTCCTCAATACCGTGTGGTCCGACTGGGGCGTCGCGGTTATCGAGGTGTTCCGGGGCGTGTCGTTCAAGATTTCCTCACTCATGATCGATGCGATGGCGGATATCCAAAAGACGTTTGCGGACTCGGTTCAATTCCTGAAAAACCAGTGGGCTTGGGTCACTGGCAAGCAAGCCGAAATGAACAACGGCGGGGGACAAATCGAGGCGAACCGCGCCGGGGCTCAAGACGCGCTCAAGAGTCAGCAGGAAGCCGAGCAAGAGGCGAGGCGGGCGGCGGCGAAGTTGAGCCTGTCGACAGGCGAACAAGAAGTTATGAAGGCAACCGCCGAACTCCAGGCGCTTCTAAATCAGGCTCGAAGCGTCGCGGGCGGATCGGGGGGCGTCGCGAAGAAACCGGGGCAGTCTCCCTTTGATCCGGCGGCTCTGGACGCTGGGCTTTCCAGCGCGAAACGGACAGCGGAAACGAAGGGGACATTCAGCGGATTTGCTTCGGCTCGAAGTCTCGGGACCGGAGACACCGTTGCCGACGCGGTGAAGGATCAGACCAAGGAAGCCAAGAAACAAACGGAGGAACTTTCCAAGGTACGAAGAGCCGTCGAAAACTCCGGGAGGCTCACATAACCAATGGCCGCGACCATAAGCGAAAACTATCTGAGTCGGTCATTCACGCTCGGCGCTCAAGCGGTACGGGAACTGATTTACGATATTCACGCTGCGACCGACGACAGTTCCGCGCAATCAATCCTTGCGTCAACGGCTCCCGCGACATGGCAAGGACTCTATCTCGACAGTTTGAACGCCGACCCCGTTGGAGGCGATCTTTGGAAAGGCTACGCGCGTTACACGACGCGGCAACTCGACAACGAATATACATTTGACACGACGGGCGGAACGACCAAGATTACGCAGTCGCTTGGAACGATCAACAAATACGCTCCCGTTGGTCTTGAGGCTCCGGACTTTCAAGGCGCAATCGGAGTCTCCGAGGATAAGGTCGAAGGCGTCGACATCACAACGCCGGTTTATCAGTTCACCGAGACGCATTACTTCACAGACACGGACGTTGACGCTGCGTTCAAGTTCACGATCTTCGGCTTGACCGGGAAAATGAACAACGCGGACTTCAAGGGATTTGCTCCCGGAGAAGTGTTGTTTCTCGGTGCGACTGGAGGACGACGCGGCGATGATAACTGGTCGATCACCTATCGTTTCGCGTGTTCGCCGAACGTCACAGGAATCGGAATCGGCGGAGTGATTCCGGAGGACGCGTACTATGACGCGACCGACAACACTATCACGGGAATCGACAAACTCGGCTGGGATTATATGTGGGTTCGCTACGACGATTATGAAGACTCGATTGCATTCGCTTTAGTGAAGCAACCGACCGCTGTCTACATCGAGCGTGTGTACGAGCCTGCCGACTTTTCGCTTCTCGGGATTGGGACTACCTAAAATGCCGGACCCCTACCGAGGATATCGAACCGGCGACCCGGCACCGAAGGACGCGGGCTCGTTCAACGCGTTTGCCTTGGCCGCGAACAGATCCGCAATGCCGACATGATCCTCGTCAAGAACGAAACGGATCGCGAGCTTTCCCGGTTCAGTATCCTTGGCTTGGACGTCCCGTTGTTCACTCCGGAAAACTCGCTCGCATCATTCAAGCGAGAGGTGACGTTCCGTGGGATTGTTCCCGCTGCGAGTCACCACGGGAAGTTTGCGGTCCTACATGAGCCCGCGCTTCCGGGAATGCTTGCGCTGGGATACCTCTCCGGGGTCTGTCCAGTTCGCTTGGACGTCGCCAGTCCGTACCACACGACGGCCGATATCCTCGTTGGGGACACGTACGCTCTTGTGACGTCCGGCCACGGCTCCGCTCAAATCCTTTGGGTGGACACTGACGCGACTTATGGCGACTACTATGGCGGGACTGACCCATATTATGGCGATGACTCGCGGTGGGCGTACGTTCGCCTCGGGGCCGCTCATCAGGCATCACGGATCGGTAAGGTGACGCAATCGAGCGGAATTCCCGCAATGAGCGGGACCACACCGGGACACGGGACGTTTACCTTCGTCGATGAGGCTCCGGCCGGTACTGCGTTTAGTTTGTCTAGTGTGACCGGAATTGTCGGGTTTAACATTACCGACAAGATCCTCGCTCAAAACGCTTACGTCAAGGCGACATTGACGAACGGTTACTGGTATATCGATGTTATCGATAAGTGCAGTAACTTGTCATGATGACTCTAAATCAATGTTGTTGTGGCGGGACCGATTCATGCCAAGGCTGTACTAACCCGCCAGCGACATTGTATGTTCACGAGGTTGATCCGTTCTTGGGATTGCGTGGCGTCGATACGATCACATTCGGCCCAACCCCGTACGGAGTTCAGAATTACACGGGCACGGGCGGTTCGTTCACAACCAAGGCGAATTGCTGGTACGGCGACTGGGCGAGAGTCGGCGGTAATTATCACTGGATTTTTCAGTGTTTTCCGGCGGGCGTTAATGAACAGTACGGGCTCAAGGCGGGAACTCCGTCGACGCATACGTCTCTGGCGTTTACCGGGGCTGTTGTCTCGGCTTCGTTAGCGTCTTGTTCTCCTTTTGTTTATTCGTTTCAAGACACGGTTTCAGGCGTCATCTTTTACGTTCTGGACCACGCATGAGTTTCGTTCATCGTCCCGCGTCGTACTACACCGCGATAATTGGGGGACTTCCTACAAAATCCGAACGAGCCAAGGTCAACGAATGTCCGAATCGGGTTTGCCGTAGCGGTTGCCAGATGAGTCAGTGCAAGATCGGGAAAGGAAAACGATGGGGATCGGAGACGGTTGGGGAAGTGTCGATTTACGATTGCCTAGAGTGTCTTGGACTGAGGCCAACCTTGATACCTGGATCAAACGAAACGCCGAAAAGCATGATGCCGAAAACAATGGTCCCGCCAAGCCAACGACGACCGGTCTGGCGGGGCGGGATCATTCAGTTAATGGTGACACGCGCATGTGATCTGTCGTGCCACCATTGCACGCAAGGCTCGAATCTCACAGGGAAACCCGTGGTGATGACCCCCGATGAATTCGAGCAAGCGGTTGTCTCACTCCGTGGTTACTGGGGCGTATTCGGTGTCTTTGGTGGAAACCCGACGCTCTCGCCGCACTTCGAGGAATACTGCAAAATCCTCCGGGCTCATGTGCCGTTTGAACAACGGGGCTTGTGGTGTAATCACCCGAGAGGAATGGGAAAGGTCGCGAGAGTTACGTTCAACCCCAAACATTCCAATCTGAATTGTCATCTGTCCTCGGAAGCTCACGCGGAGTTCTCCCGCGATTGGCCGGAGTCGATTCCGTTCCTCAAGGGGCTCGATACCGATTCCGTTCACGGGGCTCCGTTCGTTGCAATGAAAGACGTGATTCCCGACGAGGCCGAACGGTGGGCGCTCATCGGGAAGTGTGACGTCAACCAGTTTTGGTCAGCGGCAATCGGAGTCGTTCCGGGACGTGGGCTGCGTGCGTTCTTCTGCGAACTGGCTTACGCTCAGGCGGCATTGCACGCGACCAACCCGGATTGGGATGGTACGGGTCAGCCGATGCCAGACACTGGATTAGAAGTCGTTCCGGGATGGTGGCGAAAGCCGATGGCTGACTTTGAATCACAGGCTAGGCTTCATTGCCACGCTTGCGGCATACCAATGAGACGACCGGGACAATCGGCGGTTGGTGGAGACCATGAGGAGTTCAGCGAAACACACCGATGGATCGCCAGACCGAAAACCAAGGGCCGCGAAGTTCAGTTCGTCGCGATAAGCGATATGATAGAAAGGAGCGGACGACCCGCGACTCAGTACCTTCCTGGAGTAACCCCCGGTTACAACGCATGACGACCTACCCTTGCGGCTGTGTGAACGCCACGGATGAAGCCAGCGGCGTCCTACGCTCAATCTCCAAGTGTGACCGCCACAAGTCCCGCCAACGCGACCCCGCGACGCTTGACGCTTCGTATTACGAAGAACTCGGAATCGTCCGCGACGGGAAACCACTTCCGACTAATCACGTCGCGGAGTTGACTGAGGCCCTTGGGCCGATTCCGCAAGCCAGCAAACTCGGAGGGCTTGCGACTGAGTTTGGATGCGGCGCAAGCCCCTATGTCGCGGAGATTCTTGCGGCGGGATATCAATACTTAGGCGTCGACGCAAGCGAATGGGCAACGGGTTGGATTTGCGAAAACTACGGGATCAACGCGCGTACGGCCAAGGTCGAGGATTCCTTTCTTTCGATCCCTATCGACTCGTTCATTCTCGCGGCTCACGTCCTGGAGCACTTGGACGACGCTCCGGGCGCGATCGTTGGCATGACGGGAATGCTTGCGTCCGGTGGCGAACTTTGGATCATCGTTCCCGACGACAGCGACCCGGTCAACCCGGATCATCTTTGGTTCTTCACCGAGGCTACGCTCCGGGCTTGCGTGGAACGCGCTGGGATGATTGTCGTCAAGACGGCGGTGCGTCGTCACGTTTCCCACGAGAATTTCATATACCTTCGGGCAAGCAAAGCATGACAGCAATCCGAGGAATCACCGTAGCGGTCGGCGACTGGTACGCGGCAACGTTGGAGATCACGCTTGTCCGCAACATGAGGCACACGACCGAGTGTCTAGTTGTGACGAAGCCGGAAGACGAGGCCGTCAAGTCGGTCGTCGCAAACGTGCCGGGAGCCAGAGTATTCGAGACGGACGCATTCACGAGGCATGGAGCCGCGTTCAATAAGGGACTGTCCCTAGAACTTGGGTTTGAAGAACTCGGCAGACACGGCACAATCCTGATATGGGACGCCGATATTCTCCTCCCGGACTCAATCCCATTCGACCGAATCAAGCCAGCGAATCTACACGGCGCACGCCGCAAGATTCTGGAGGACGTGTCCAAGTGGAAGCCGGGGCTCGATTGGAACACTTGCCCAACGTCGCGGGACGGCGGCCCGATCGGCTACTTCCAATTATTCGACGCCGACGACCCATCGATTAAGGACAAACGGCCGTGGTATGATGTTACCTTTGCGCACGCGGGCGGCGGTGACGCTCGGTTTATCACTCACTGGCCACGCGATCGACACTGTATGCTCCCGATGGAAGTCTTGCACCTTGGACCGAAGGACCTGAACTGGTTCGGGCTCACGCAAGAGGCCCGTGACATCATGGCGAAATTCGTGACCGAGAACGGATGGAACCGTGCGGCCGCAAATTTCAGACGTGAGCAAGTCGAGAGGGCTGGCGACGTCGTCCACCGGGTTGACGTGCCGGGCTACGATAAATCAGAGTATGAATTGCCCTTCGTGCGCCGATCGCAGGAAAAAAAGGCGAGATAGCGCATGCAACCCTTGACCGAAACCCAACGCGAAACCGTGTCGGCATATTATGACTACGCAATGCGAGTGGCTGGACATCTCGGAAAGCGGCACGTCTCACCCTCTGACGAAGTTCTCGGCGCGGCTCATTTCGCTCTGATTGAAGCCGTCACAAAGTACGACCCGGTTAAGTGCTCATCATTGCGATCCTACATTGCCTGCACCGTCCGACAGCGATCCAAGGATGTCCACCGGGCAACGCTTCGGCGCGAGTCTCGATACGCGGATTTTGACACACGGAAGATCGTCGACTATCGATCGGTCGAATCGGACGCGGAGTTCCTCGATTGGTTTCGATGGATCACAAGCCGTCTTGACCGATCGGCTACCGACTTGATTCGAGCGGTGATCTTCAATGGTGAAACGGTTTCGAGTTACGCAAGGAAAGAAGGGAAGTCCGGGCCGCACCAGTACGCAACGTTTTACACGACGATTGAACACATGAGGAACAAGTATGCTGATTTTGAGGCGGCGACAAGGGCAGTGGATCGACGTGACCCACGTCAAGTCCGGCGAGGTCTTGCGGATTCGCGTGGGACAAATCAGCCACACGCCCGAAGGTAACATCAACCTTGGATTTCTTGACCACAGCCTAAACTTCAAGATCGAACGACCGGACAGGAAGAACCATGAAACTCGTGCTCAGGCAGGCGGACCCGACGCTCAAGGCAACGGTGGTCAGGCTCGCGACGATGGAGGTCTGGAGCCCGGCGGCGAGAGCGTGGGCGGCGTCGGCGGCGGACGCGAAGCTAACACCGATCTACGCGCAAGATCCTGGCTTGGCTGACCTCGGGAGCCTCCATGTCGAGGGCCTCGACGCGCCGAATGTCACGGGAGATTATCAATTCGTCTGGCGCGGTCCGGACGGCAAGGCCGCGGGTGATCCGATCTCACTCGGGCCCGCTCCCGTGGCACCCACCGTCGTCGTGGTCGTCCCCGGCTCCGTGGTGACGGTCGGATGATGCTCCCCTACCAGATCCCCCGAGACGAGCCGCGCACCATCCCGCCGCGCTGGGCGGCGTTCGTCGACTACACGACCGGACAAGACATCACCCCTCTCCCTCAGATCCTCGATCCGAGCGGCAAGGGGTTTTTCTTTTTCCACTGGGATGCGGAAATTCAAGAGGCTTGCGGGCGGGTCGTGTTCGACGACAACGTTTACGTGCGCGTGGATTGCACGCGGGAATCGTCGCGGATCTTGAGCGGATCGCCAACCCCGATCCCGATCCCGACCGTCATCGTGGTGGCCTAAAAAGACACCGGGTCGGAAGGTTTCCCCTCCGACCCGGCCTCTCAGGAACACCCCACGAAACTGCGATGCGAGGCCCGCCGTAAATTGAGTGTTTGCGATCGCACCGAACCTATGACGGGCCTCATGGCATGGCCGGGAATCGAACCCAGTGACGCGGGCTATGAGCCTCGCGTTGCTCCATGCCACCCTCAGTATATCCGACCCGGAAACGCTTGACACCAACACTTCACTTCAACAGTCGCCTTTGGAGTTCTTCAAATCCGATTGTCTCCAGAAACCCCAAAACAACGGTTTGCTCGGTCGTCAGTTTTTCCCTTTCAACCCCGAGCATTTCGCTAAGACTCACGCCGAAGTGATCCGCTAGCAATTGGACTTCGCTAACTCGCGGCGACGTAGACCCGGCAAGCCAACGCGCGGCCGTTGAGCGCGACACCCCGCCAATTTCAGCGAGTTGTTCGAGCGTCATGTCGTGCTTCTTGGCCAATTCTCGGAGTTTCGTGGGAAATTCCATCGCGTTAGCCAATAACAAGATAGGTTAAAAATTCAACTCCGTATCCGAAATTTTGGACGGCGAGTCTCACGAATTCTGTTGACAGTCTCAAATTTGAGACTTAATATCCAACCGTTGACACATGACACCAACCAAGGAGGACCATGAGACACGCACACCCGGCCAGTTATAGCGAGGTGGCCGAGGAGCTTGGGATTCGTCGGCAAACAGTGACCGACCTCGTGGACAAGCTCGGCCTCACCTGGAAACCAATCCGCACGAACCACAAAGCCAAGGGACTTGATCATGCCGACGTGAAGCGGATTCGTCGTGCGCTCGGAATGACTTCCGTGTCGTCCCGCTAGATATTCGGTCCCACCTCGATCGCATTGAATCACGTTGATTTCACGAAACATACCCACGATTCGCGGGCGGCGTTCGCTCCGCGTAAGGAGTTTGCCGGTGTCCCATTCCATTCTCACGGCCGACACGATCCATGAACTGTACGAAGGCCGAGCAGGCGCGATGATCGATACGCTTTTCCGGAAGGCAACCCTCGACATCCTCGACCGGATCGGAGAGGCGAAACCACGAAAGGTTACGCTCACTTTTATCTTCACACCCAAGCGTTTTTCCGATGGATCGGTTGACAGGATCGATATCCAAGTCAAGGGAAAGCCATCGATTCCCGATTACTCGACCGGAAATGTCGACGCGGCCTTGAAGGCCACGGGAGGCGTGATCTTCTCTTCCGAAAATTCCGACAACGTCGACCAGGCCACGTTTGATTACCCCAAGGAAAGCTAATCCATGATCTCCGAAGCGATCAAGACACTGTCAGAGCAAGCCGTCCAAGCGGCGGCGGCGAAGCCTCTGGACCTGAAAGACCCAAAGGCCGTCGCGTACCTGATCGGCGGCAAGGTTGAGCAGTTCAATGCGGCGATTCCGGCCCGGAACCACAAGGCCAAAAGCCTCGATGAGATCATCAGATTTTCACAAAGAT